GGAAAATTCTTCCTGAGGCGTTATCTAATGTTTGTACTTCAAACGCAGTTTTCTCCCCGGGAGTACGAATTCCCATAGCTTCTCTTGGAGCCCCAGCATATAATTCCATACGCTGTTCGAGCTTTTCAATAGCAGTTTCTGCTGTTAGCACCCATTGAATATTATGACCAAGTTCTTTTACGTCTCCGTTTTCATCAAGATGAATCTCGGCTCCCGGACCATATTCAAACTCTTCCACATCTCCAGTGATTACTAATGGGGGCAAAACAGCTAAGTCCATAGCATCAGATTTCAAATTCTCTAAGTGATCAATCCGATATTGCATTCCTACAAGATTATCTAGTGGACCCATAGCCCAATAGTTATCTGGACGTAAACGCCATCCTGCATGGTAAATTGGCGCATGACCGAGCCAAGAGGGAATTGCTTCATTACGAATCGTATACATTCTATCGACAATAGTAATAACTCTGTCAGATTGTACTTCACCTGTTTCTTGATCATGTAAGTCACCATAAAACTCTAACAGCTCAACAAATCCAGATTGAAGATATTCGTAATAATTACCAAAACCATCAACTTTTAATCCTTCAGCTTTTTGCCATTCTTCAATACCATACGCATTCATATGAGCGTACATCTTAGCACGTTCTTGTAAAGCTTTCTGAAGGTATATATTATCAGGCTGAGAAATAGACATATTCCTCAACTCCCCTACAGTTTTGATACTGCGTACAATTTTAAAGCTATCTCGGAAAGAAATCTTAGGATTAAAAATAATATCTAAGGGGCTAATTCTACGGATTTTAGGTCCAATAAACTTAGGCGACTTATTTCCTTGCAAATCTACCTTGTAGGAGCTCTCAAAATCAACTGTAGCGAATGCATTTCCATAATCGATATAGTCGTATAAGATGCGACTTACTTCTTGTCTAAATCCACCTTCTCGGGTTTTGTTTGACATGTACGCTTCGATAGCTACTACTTTATTCTTAATAGCGCTATCTCTGGAATAAGCTTCCCACTTGAGCCAATCGTCATTCGGAAATAATGCGGAGATGTAATTAGAATGAAGGTTATCTCTAATCTGACAAAGTTTAGGAATAGTAGTTTTATTTTTCCAAGGGAGCACTTGGTTACTTGTTGTAGTAGTGTCCGTAGCAAAAATATAGTTTCTCAACTCTGTCCACTCGTCAATTTTTCCTTGACGTTGTTTATTATAAATATCCCACGTATTAGCAATATGCTCTGCTACAGAATCTCCGTTAAATCCTTTTCGGATTTCTAAGGGCGTTGATGCCATTTGTTTCCTTTATTATCTGAACCTAACGCCACCAAAGCGAGAGTTAAATTGTAACACATTATTTGAAGGGCTATCTAGTAAAGTAGTTTTACGTCTTGGTTTGACAGAAATAGACACAGCAGATGCTAAAGCGTCTTTAATGTCGTCATGAGCAGGTCTGGCTAATACAAGCTCTTCTTCAAGAACATCTGTGTATCCGCCTTTAAAATGCCAAATAGACATATTTTCATATTTATGCTCAAGCGTAGCAGCAATACGTTCTGCTTTTGTACCTTCATTCCTAGTCGGACGATATTCGTCAATAGAGAGGCTCAGCCCCTCTTCCCGAAGTTTATCTTTAAGGTCTCGGACGATAACTGCTTGCGCGACTGATACTTCCGCTCTGAGCTTTTTGAATTCCCAACGGGAGTGTAACTCTGCAATGTTCCTGAAATATTCACTAATTTTGTCACTTTTGAACACAACAATGTCAAGTACATAGTAATAGCCTTCTGAATCTACACCAACCACAACAATGGCTGTACTATCGCTTTTCTTACTTAAAGAAAAAGCAAAGTCGATAGCAGCAAATACATTTAGTTTTTGAGACTTAAAGTACCAATATCCACCCTCCTGCTTTAAGAATTTCTTATCGTAGTATTGAAACTTAGAACGATCAATACGATTAGTACCCGGATCATTAGGATCATTATAGTATTGGGCATGAAACTGAACTTTATCAGAATATTCTGCTTTAATACGAGCTAATACTTGAGCGTCAAATCCAAAATACTTTTTATCGCTTCTCATAGTCTTGGGCCAAATAAATACGCCATCAACCTCTACAGCGAATTCTTTAATTTCCCAAACAGGCTCTTGCCGCACAACTTCCCCTTCATCGTTAAAGATGGGATATTCTTGGTCTCGCCAAGTAGCATAAACATCTGAAGGATGGTAACGTGTACCGCAAGCTAAAGTAAACCCTCCTGCATTACGAATAGAGGTAAATTGAGAAGCTTTCTTCATGACACTCTCTCGTCCATCGCTTGTATAAGCATTTTCAGGAACGACAATGTCATCAGAGATAATAATATCAGCGTGCCAGCCAGTTGTATTAGTAGTCAACCCAGCAGTAGCAACCGTTTCATCTCGTATAGCTTCGCTCTTCCTCTTTTCGTGGTCGATAGAGAATTTTCTCTGACTCCACTTTTCCCTTTTACCTTCTTGCGGGTTAATATATTCAGGGAAATATCTATTATATGTAGTACTACCTAAGATATTCTGAATAGCAAAAAGCTGTTTTTCAGCTAGCTCTGCTGTAGCAGAAAGATATAGGATAGTAATTTCTGGATGCTTAGTTATAATCCAAGCAGCCCAAGTAGCAACCATGTGACTTTTTAAATGACCACGAGGCAGCATAATAAGCTTGTTAGTAGATTGTTGATCCCCTTGACCGAATAAGGAATATTCTTCTAACCATTTATAAAACAGTTTATGAATATCTCCGTATACATATCCGGGATTAATCAAACGAGCGAAGAAATACAGATCGGTTAAAGCTGTTTCTCTTAGCTGTTTAGCCTCTTCAGGCATTTTCTCAAGCTTCAGTTTAGCCTCTTTGAGCCATACATCTTCGTCTTTTGCCATATTATACTGCGTGAATTGTCGCTTGCTTCATGGAAGCTACAATATTATTATGAGATTCAGTAAGTTTATTTAATAGTTGAGCTTTTGTCATTGTAAATGTTACATTACTTACCTGTTCTACTAGATTGGTTAGATAAGATAGACTATCCATTTCAATACCAATTTCTTGATCCGTTACGTATACACGTACTTCTGGCTCTTTCCATTTTCTAATTACAACTAGTTTTTCATTAGCCATTATGGACCAACATAATAAATTACATTGACACGACCAAGTACAGCAGCCCCTGCTGCAGCAACAACAACTGTAGTAGCCGTATTAGCAACAGAACTTCTTAATGGAGTAGCCGGATCAAAGTTTACATCTTTTTCAGTTCCACCTGCAACCATTGCGTTACCTACGCTCCAAGCAAGCGAGCCCGGAAGGTTTGTAGTTGTGTGAATAATCGTTGCAGTGCCTGCAAGTGCAGCTGTTGCGTTACGTGTTATATCAATGTGAGTAATATAGTGGAAAAGACCAACACCTGCGGCAGGGAGTGTAGCAGTAGCAGCAGTGTTTGCAGCTGCAGTTGCAGAAATTGCTAGTTGGGATGGTACTATTTGCTGCGCACCTAGTAGATTAGCTTCTGTGCCTCTAGCAGCGACTATGATGTTGCCGCTAGTATAAGCACTGACACGCAGACGAATACGTCGGTAGCCTGCACATACAATTTGGTGGATTGCGCTATGAGTAGTGGCTACAACTACTTGCGCCTGATATTGGCTTGCAAGTGCAGCTGCTACGAGTAGTTGATTGACTGTCCACATTGGAAGTTGGAAATAGTTTACACCATCCACAGTTCCTTCAAAAAGATAGGTCAACGCACCTGCTGCAGTACGAACATCATATTCAATAATGTTTTTACCCTGTACGTCAATAAGTACCTCGGCATTTAATGCCCCAAGAGTAGCTGTTGCTGCACGTGCATCAGTAATTGTTTCACCACCAATGGAGTCGATAGTCCCTTGGAATGGATTCCCTCTGGCGTCTAAAAGTTGTGCCATTTATTATCCTATTGTGTAAATTAGCTTGTAAGTACCGCCAAGTCTTTCAGTTATATTTGCTACTGATAGTCTGACTAACATACTTCCTGTTGAGGGTATATAAGATACAATTAAGGTATCCATTTCATTTGAATTTTCATCTAAGTCCGAAGATGCACCTGTTCCGAATAGGATTTTAGATGTTGCTGTTATACTCACATTACTAATTGTTGTTTCATATAACGTTGATTCATATGGCACCCCAGAAATTGTAGCTGCATATATAGTTGCTGATCCACCCCCACCAGTTGCATCTGTATCGTTAACCCACTGAGAGCCGTTATATTTAACTACTTGCCCTGTAGAGGGGGAAGATATTGTTACATCAGAGAGATCGTCCAATATCGCTGCACCACCACTAGATGATGGAGGAAAATATGGCATTAAGAAATCTCCGTAACATAAGCACTTCCATTAGCAGCAGCCCACACCCCATCAATGATACCAGTGTAGTTAAATGGTAATTCGTAATAACTACCAGCCGCCATTTTTATAGTGAAACTACTATTAGAAGCTGTTGCCCCTAGCTTAACGTATAGTATAGCTGTGCTGTCGTTAAATATACTAAGTCCTTTTCTAGAAGAATTAGCTGCTCTTAATGTCTGTGAAGACAAAGAACTAGCCGTAGAAGATATAGAACTAGTAGGATTTCCTGTTTGAGTTGTGGCAACTGTTCCAGTTACTGTAGTAGAAGCTAGCGACACAGGTACAGTAGAAGCCCTAAGCTGAGTATCAGTGAGTCCTTGAACCAACCCAGTATTAGCTGTGACAGTTCCACTAATTGGTACTGCAGATGCTCTTAATTGTGTATCTGTTAAACCACCAGTAGACACTGTTCCAGAAACAGGAACTGGTGTAGCTCTAATTTGAGCGTCTGTTAACGGTCCAGTAACTGCGACTGATCCAGTAATAGTAGTAGATGCTAGACTTACAGGTTGTGTTGCTTGCCAAAAAGTTCCTGTTACAGGAGTTGATGGCATACTAGCAATTGATACAGGCTGAGTCGCTTGCCAGAAAGTACCAGTAACAGGAAGAGAAGCATTTAAAACTGTTACATCAGATGCAGCTCCCCCTCCAGCACTCTGAGTTTGTTTAATCCAAGAAAGAGTATTGGTATCCCATACGAAATTAGCAATTCTTAGATTACCATCTGACGCCCTTACTCTTTGTAAGAGCCCTGAGTTGTCATCAATTGCCTGTATACTCATCCTTATACCCCATGTAGTCTTACCACGTCAGCAGTATATTCATCTGCTACACGAGATTGGAATTTTTTCTCACTATCAATTTCTGCCTTACTTGGGCGTCCAGCGATTCTGCCAGACCATCCTTTATTAGCTACCCACTGTTGTGCTTGAACCTTGCCCATAGCAGCATTTTTAATCATTTGTTGAACAGCCCTACTACGAAGCTTAAGTTCCAGTTCTTCGCGCCACTCGTCAATATGCTTACGTACAGTTTTATTTTCACACAGACGCTGCCAATGGCTCCATCCTAACAAATGCTTAGTAGCAAAATCGTATTCTGTGGGGTCTTCGGCCTCTAGATACATACGTTTCAGAGACGGATATATCTTACCCCTATACAAATGATCTATATCTTTTAACGTATAGATTGAATTCTCTGTATATCCAATTTCTAAGAAAAGAGATTGGGTATAAGGTCTACCCCCCTCATCCTGCATTTTCTCTCTAGGAATCTTCTCAAAACTTGGTACTTGGAGCTGGTCTTCCGTCTGACTGTGTTCCATTACGATTTGGGGATTCTTTTTCGGACGTGCCATCAATAGCCTCATCAAGTTGTTGTTTACGATTCTTTAGTTTCTTAGCAGCCTCTCCTGACATTCCTCCAAGATAAGAATCTGCTGTTTTATTCTGTTCTGCCATTTTGATAATCTCTTATGTATTGAATTTCTTTGTTTCTACGAATTATAATACCTTTTAAAGGTTTACCTGCAGAATAGATCCATTTAGAAAGTTCTGCACAAGCCCCATCCCAATCTTGGTCGTTGAGCTTCCGACGTAATGTACTACTTGCTAAACGAGCTATTCCTAGATTAAATACAAAATCTAGAATAGCCGCCTCAACTAACGTCGGTAAGTTAGGACATAATTTATTTACTGCAGGAAGAAACACCTTACTCATATGAAAAGCCAAAAGCTCTTCTGCACGAGCCACAGAGATAATTGGGTCCCTGAGGGCAACCCTAGTACCATCTTCGTAGAAAGTCGCCCCATAGCCTATTGTAGGCACTCCTGCGGGGCATAAATAAGGAAGTCTATATAACCCCTCAGAAGGCTTACATATGATGTTGGCAAGTGCAACAGAGTTCAGTGTAGGTTTATATTCTACTATTTCTATTTTAGGGACCTTTTGAGCACCTATAATAAACTCTAGTGCCCTAGCCCTTACATCATCTGATATACTCATTTACCACGCTTTATAAGGTCTCTGGTAGCTAAATAGATACCTAAAGACGCTCCTACAATAGCTGCTGTTTCATCTGACATAACGTAAGCGTGAGCAAAGACATATGTAGATAACGCCTCTAAAGTGAGCATAAAGACAGCCCAAGTAGCGACACCGGGACGTATAATAGCATTCCAAGCATCAATCCATTTAATACCGATTTGATGTGTAGTGGATTTAACAACTTCGTTGCGCCCGTCCGCATCGATTGTATCAATAGCAGCTTGAGCATTTACTTGAACAACTTTAATTCCTTGTTCAAATTGTGTACGAAGGGCTTCTTGATTACGAATATGTTGAGCTGCTGCCTCTTCACCAGCAAGCTTCATTCTTTCCATCTCTTGTATATGTTCTAATTTCTTATTGAAATACGCAGAAATCTCACCAAAGATCAATCTGAATACATTTCCACCAAGAAATGAAATAATAGAGGTAATAAACATTATTTATCTGCCTTAGTATCTAGTTTGTCTAGAACTTTATCTAGCTTACGCATAACTTCTTCTTTAAATACAGTCATATCCTCTTTACGTATGTAATCTCCAACTACTAATAGTTGAATACTATTAACTTTAGCAGTTAATTCTCTGTCTGATTTCTGTAAATCCGTCAAAGCTGTCCAGAATACATTTCCAAACCAACCTACTAACGCAAACAAAACACTAACTACAATCTCAAAAATGTTATCCATATTATTTAAGGCAAATATTCTTTAATAGTGATTTGGGAAACCATAGAACCTCCGTGGTATCTAGCCCCGCTAGTCCCATTAATAGTTGTAGTACCGGCACTTTGTGCTCCAGCTCTGACTTTAAAAGTCAAAGTACTCAATGTACCTGTTGGTCTGACATGCTTAAAGCTAATTAACATTCCTGCAGCAGCAGATGCGATATAAGCAGTTTTAGAAGCGATAGCGCTTGCTACAGAATCAACAAATAAAGCCCCTGCAACCCATTGTCCTGCAACAGAATGAGAAATATTAAGTTCTACATCTATCTCTAGCAAACTATTAACATCTTTAGGAGTAATAGGGATGGTTATATACTGATCCCCTTCTGTATTTTGAGGAATAGTGTCGTCAAGGGGAATTATTGTAGTTCCTGTAGCTACTACAGATACTACACCATTTACAATTTGAGCAATTCTATTCTTAGAATAATTACCGTCTTGTTGAGTCCAAGTTGTTCCGTTCTGATTTACCAGAGTTACATTATCTCCGGGAAGCAAGAATATAGAAGTGGCTCCAGTATATCCTTGAGCACTAAGAGTGTCAGCCCCTGCCCTTTGGATAATACAACTGGCTGCTCCGATATTATAAACAGAGATTGCATCCCCAGATACCGTAGCTGATAATGCTGGTAACGTATGTGTTAATACAGACGCATTAGCTGAAGACATAGCTACACCAACATGGGTAGCTGCTGTAAACGTAGTGTTCGCTGTTAAAGCAAGAAACCCATTATATTTTTTACCCTGTCCTTTAACATATGCTGTCGTAGCAACTTTAGTACTATTATCGGTTAAAGCAGCTGTAGTGGCTGTAGCAGCCCCAATATTGCTTCCAACACCCACAGCTCCAGATACAGCAGCAAGAGGAATACCTCCTGCAGAAATACCAGAAAGAGATGTAATGTCACTATTAGCCCCCTTATTAGCTTTCTCACTATCTACTTCAGCAATAGCCCCCTGTACATTATTAGCAACTACACCACCAGTGGGGGTAAAAGGCACTAAAGAGGCTGTAGGAAGCCCGCTAATAGCTGCTTGTACATCAGCAAGCCTAGCAGCATCCGTAGAGCTCTGAGGGGCTGTAAGATTGATAATACGCTGAGCATTAGCATCTAACGGAGTAGCTAACGTATTAGCCTCTCCAGATGTATTATTACGATATAGTACTTTGTTTTGAAATTCATCTTGAATCTTCTGAAAGTTATCGTTAATAGCTGCTAAATTATATCCGCCTGTCGGCTGTGTTAAAACAATTTTACTCATTTAATTTTTCTGTAAAAAATTTTTATGTAATCGCAAATATTCTTTTTACAAAGAACTTCGTTCATATACTGTTACGTCCCTGCGGGACAATGCCGAAGGCGTCTTAGAAATGTCAAGGATAAGGAGAGGGAATACTTGTGTATATACTAGGTCCTTACTGTTGTAATTTCTCTGAGATATTTAGAAGGTGCAGTGCACATAGAATCAAAAAGAGTAAACCCCTGTGTACCCCCTAAGCATACTGAGCATATGTGAGAATGATTCTCATTTCAATCATCATATGAATAGACTGGTCAGTATAGATTTGTACTGTTTAGTAGTGTAATGCACACCTGAGCCTACATTCACACTACACACTCACATTACACACAGTACGTTAGTACATCATACTGTGCTGTACCCCGCATGAATGCTGGGTTTAGCCTTTATACGCCTTCGGCATATTGTGCGCAGCACGTTATATAAACTGTATGAACATACACGCACTGTATATACATACATAGCATATGCTATTTGGCATATAAATTGCTTGTCTGACATTATTGTCACATTGTTATGACATTATTGTCACTTTATAGTTGTACGATGACATTATTGTCACTCTTATCCTAATGTATTCTTATACGTGTATACGATATGTATTTCCATAGACAGCCCTAACAAGGCCTTTAAATGCGGTTTTGAGCGTACATATTACAATTAACATGGTAGCCCTTCACAATTGTAAACTCTGCCCATAATCGCCTATAATCTGTAAATGTGTAACATATACAAGGTATCATAAACATGGCACACCTATTGCATGTGTAGAAACATAGCGGAAACGCTTACATATACAAACTGGCACAATGCTTGCATGTATATGTACACACAAACCATCGCGTTATGTGTATGTAAGAATGAGTGTGTAAGCCCTCACTTACGATCTTTAACAATTAGCCAATAGGTGAAACTGTCAGACGATAGTTTGTATGCCTATACATAAACCCGAGCGGGTTACATTGTGTCGATGTAGCTAGCCCATAGCCTTGATTGTCAGGTGAGGGCGGAGCTATGCTCAGATGTAACGTTAACGGGAATGTGTAGGACAATGGGACATATGAATAAAAAGCATATGTTAGTGAAATTCCCATACAGACACAATGGATAGTGGCTTGTCAACGCATCGACGATATGACAACACATTACAGCCTATTGGTGAATTCATTAACAATTCAGCAAACAATATATATTGAGCGTTGCCCTAAAAAGTAGGCGTTAATTGGTATCATGTTTCCCTTATGCACTTATGACAATCCCCTAACGCATAACAGACAATTGATATTAGTTAACGGCGATGAGGGTTCAGAATGTGGCGGTATATATGTTTAACTTGCTTCGCTTGCAATGAGCATGTAAGTTAATACCCTAGTGACAGTAGGGTATTTGCGTGCATAAAAATTATGCATGGGCTAGTTCACCATTGAACTATTTTAATCGGAGATTAATACCATGTTTACATCAGCTCAATTCATTCAATCCTTCCCTGCTACTTTGGCACGTCTGGCCGATAGCGAGAAAATCACTAAAGACACGTTGAAAGACTTGTCCCGTGATCTGTTGTCTGCCCTTCATACTAAAGGGGATACACAAGGGGATATTGGTTTCATCAATCGCACAATTGCAGTGCTTACCCCGATTAACAAACGGGTATTTGTGCTGTATTGCAAGCGTTTCACAGGATTCATCATGAACGAGGAAGGCTCTGCTTTCCTTAAGAAAAGCAAGAAGCATTACGATGCAGTATCACTTGAAGCCCTTGAATTTGTAGCAGAACCTGCTAACAATCTTTGGACTTGGAGCGCTATTCATGTGGATGTGGAACCAAAAGCTTTTGACTTGAAAGCGATTACCTCACAAGTAATCAACTATTTCAAGAAGGCTGAAAAAGCAGGGGTGTCCAAGGCCGACGTTCTCAGTGCCATTATTGCAGGTGGCATTGATGCGGACATGCTCATTGCAGCATTGGATTCAGTCGGATATGAAGTGAAGACTGAAGAGGAACCTGCACTTCTGTAATCAAAACAACATACTGAAGGGCTATTAAAGGGTAGCCCTTTGGTATCATGTTTTCATGCGTAAGTTTCATCAACCCGCCCAATAAGGCAAACTAAGGAGAACCTCATGGTTTCCACACACAAAATCAAATCCGCTA